CGACAGGTCGCCGTCGGCCTTCGCCTGGTCGATCCTGGCCTTGATGCCCTTGGCGTCCTGGACGGCCTTCTGGACCATGGCGCGTTCGTCGCCGGTGAGGTCGCGGTTCTCCTTCTCGGCGAGCGCTGCGGCGTCACGGGCGGGGGTGAGGGTGTCGGAGAGCTCCTTGCGGAGCCGCTCCATCGTGGCGGTGTTCATGGGTGATTCCTCCGATGCAGTGTCAGTCGAGGTCGCACGCGAACGCGAGGACCTGGAGGGACAGCAGGGCATCGGCGGGGCTCAGGTTGGGCTCCTGCGACTTGGCCGGCGGAGTGGACTCCGTGGGCTCCTCGTCGGGGACGGCCGGTGCTGGCTTGGCCTTGGCACTGTCGTCGGTGTGCCCGCAGGACGGGCAGGTGGGACCGGCCTTCGCGCCGACCAGTTCAGTGGCGGCGTTCATGCCGAGCAGAGTGGGGCCGACCTCAAACAGGTCGAGGTCGCGCAGTTCGTACACCTCGCGGCCCTCGCGCTCTCCCCAGCCGCCGTCGGCGATGTCGTAGGAGAACGAGAACTGCTTGACGCGGCGGCCCTTGAGCAGCCGGTGGACCTTGGCGCCGCGCGGCTCGTCGACGTCGAGCTGACCGCGGACCCACAGGCCGCCGAGGTCGCGCAGCTTCTCAGGCAGCCGGTCGTCGCCGGCGAGTAGTTCCTCGGCCTCGAGCACGACGCCGATGTGAGAGTCGGGGTCGCCGATCTGGTGGGACCAGATGACCGGGATCGGGTCGGCGGAGGCCTTCCACGCGGCGAGGGAGCGGGAGAACGCGCCGGGCAGGACGACGTCCCCGCCGTGGTCGACGTTGCCGAACACCGAGACGATCGCCTCGAACTGGCCGGTGGCCAGCCCGTCCTGCTCTCCGGCGGCCTTGACGTGCGCCGCGAACGCCTTAGTCCTCATCGTCGTCCTCCACTGCGATTTCCAGCTCGCACTGGCAGCCGGCCACCTCGTCGATCGCGAGGGCGGGGTCGGCGGGCCAGTCGGCTCCGTTGGGGAATTTGGCGTCGAGGTTGACGGTCACGTCGTTCATCGCCGCGTGCGACGGACGGGGGTTGTTGCTGGTCACCAGCCATGTCTTGGTCGAGCTCCTGCCGGTCTGCTTGACCGCCTCGTGGGTTGCGAAGCCCGACAGGTTGGTGACCTGCGTAGTGGCGATCTCCTGCGCGCGCTGCCCGGCGGCCCGGTCGAAGACCGCCTGCACGAGGGCCGGGTCTTCGGCGGCGATCGCGTCCACCAGCTGCACGCGGGTGACGGTGTTGACGGCCTTGGCGACCCGGTCGGCTACGGAACGGTGGAACGCCTCGGTGCGTGGCTCGTCGTAGCCGTCTGGGTCGAGGCCCAGGGCGGTCAGGACCGCCGCGGCGACCTTCTTGGCGATCTTCAAGCCGAGCTTGAGCATCTCGGCTGCCAGCTCGGTGTCCCACCGGTCGACGTCCCAGATGTCGGCGACGGAGACCTTCGCGCCGCGTGCCTTGCTGGCGCCGAGCCGGGACTGCACGGCGGCCTGCTGGCGGCGGAAGAACGCCTCGAGGACGGCCTGGCCCTCGGTGTCGTACTCGGCCGGCGCCCGGCCCTTGACCCGGGTCACCCGGGCTTTGCGGCGCCGGGCGGCGCGCACGGCCTTCGGTGGCGGTGCCGTGTCCTGCGGCGACGCGAGGCCGCCGTCGATCACGTTGAGCGGCACGATGAGGTTGTCGGCCTCCGGGATGTGCGGCAGGTTCTGCCGGGCCCGGGCCTCGGACCGGGTCATGTACGGGGCGCCGACGGCAGCCTGCAGCTGCTGCGCCTGCTCCTCGAAGGAGCCCTGCAGCTTCTCGCTGATGTTGAACTCGACGTAGACCTTGTCGGACCCGGGCAGCTCGGGGATGAGCTGCAGGCCGATCTCCTGCTCGATCTCGGCGCAGTACGGGCCAAGGGTGTCCTGGTAGAGGCCCTTGTGCTGCTCCTTGATGTTGCTGAACGTCGCGTGGTCGAGGATGCCGACCAGGGGCGGGGCGATGTGGTACGCCGCCGCCGCCTCTTCGCGGGTGAGCTTGCGGGACTCGACGTACTGGGCCTCGCGCGGGTTCACCGAGGCGGGCACGAACGTCATGCCGTCCTCGAGGATCGGCGTCCCGCCGGCCCGCGGGCCAGCCCCGGTGTACTGCGCCTGCCAGTCTGCGCGGAAGCGCTCTCGGGCCGGGTCGTCCCAGTCGGGGGAGTCGATGGGCCGTTGCAGGTAGCCGGACACGCGGGCGCCGTTGCGCCACAGCTGCTCGCGCCACTGCGTGGCCTCGTACTCCTCGGCCAGGACCTGCCGCAGCGACTCCATCGGCGAGCACCCGTGGCGGGCGTCGTCGGGGTTGTAGCCGCGGAAGTGGACCATGTGCTCGCGGTCGAGGTCGAGGTAGCCGCGGTCGCCGTGGATCCGGTACCCGGTCGGGTCGGTCCACGCGGCGCCGAGGGCTTCGACACGCCACGGCTCGATCCGGCGCAGGCCGACCGGCGTGCCGGAATCGGCACGCAGCTTGATCCAGTAGGCGTCGTCGTAGATGCCTTTGTCGCTCATCAGGGCGTTGATGAGCCGGTACTGCGATGTCGTGGGGTTGGGTCGCGACAGCAGGTTCGCCACCGGGTGGTCGGTGAGGCGTTCGCGGTCCATGTCGGAGACCCGGCGGAACGCCTGCAGCGACAGCTGAGCCAGGTTACGGGCCAGGAAGCTGACGACCGTGCGAACGGCCGGCTGCGACCGGTAGATCGCCCCGTAGGTCATGTGGTGCCGGCTGCTCGCCAGCGCCATGGAGTACCCCGGGCCCGACCCGGCGAGGGTCGACGGTGCCTCGAGGGCGCGCAGCTGCCCGCCGGAGACGACGAAGGCCATCAGCGCACTACCTGGAGGAACTGAATCTGGCGGCGCGGGACGACGACCTGGCCGTCGATGGGGCCGGTGTCGACGCCGGCGTTGAGCAGCTTCGCGGCGTCGAGCTTGATCTGCCACGGCCACGACAGCACCCGCTGGCCGACCAGCGTGGTGCGCCCGTCGACGAGGTTGACGACGACGGTGCGGCGACGAATGGTGAGCACCGGTGTCTCCCTCCAGCTCAAACGACCATCAGGCGTCCGCCCTCGCGGGCGTAGGCGCTGACCTTCTTCTTCGGCCGGTTGGCCGCCCGGTCGAGCGCTTCGACCGCGGCGACAACGCCGTCGATCTTGTCGCCGCTCTTGGCCTTGTCCGGCTTGATGTTCCCGGCGGGGTCCATCGAGACGGCCAGGTTGTCCACGCACCACCGGGTCACCGGGTTGGCGCCGTGGCGGTACATGTCGGAGCGCAGCAGCCGCAGCAGCTCCTTGGTGGGCGGCGACATGGACACGAAGCCCTGCCGCATCTGAACCATGGCCGCACCGTCATCGGTGAGGTCGTTGACCAGCTGGGTCGCGTTCCACGGGTCGTAGGCGATCTCCTTGACCGCGAACAGCGCTCGGTCTGCGTTGATGTCCGCGCGCAGAAAGTCGTAGTCGACGACGTCGCCGGGCGTCAGCTGCAGCCAGCCCTCGTCCACCCAGACGGTGGCGAGGCCCGCGGTGCGCTCGTCGAGGCGGCGCAGGTTCTCCTCGGGCGTCCAGTACCGCCAGAGGGTGTCGTAGGACTGACCGTCGCCGGCGGGGAACGTCCACGCCAGCGCGCACAGGTCAGAGGTGGCCGCGAGGTCCAGGCCGCCGTACGCGTCGCGGCCGGCCATCGCCAGCCGGTCGATCGGCGCGGCCGCCTTCGGGCGGTCCCAGACGTCCATCTCGATGTACTTCTCGGCCTGCTTGGTGCGCAGCCCCAGGTGCAGGCGCAGGAACGACGCCAGCTCGGCGGGGGAGTTCCGGGCCTTCAGCGACGCACGTTCCAGGTACTCCTGCGTGGGGCTGATCCCGTAGCCGGGGTTCGTCTTCTGCCAGGTCGACGGTGCGAACGGGTCGTCGTCCTTGTCGGCGCACCAGATCACGCCGTAGGTCGTGACGTCCTTGAGAACCTTGCGGGCGAGCTGCTCGACGTACTTGCGCTTGCGGGCGTAGATCGTGTCCATCCGGCCGTCGTCGGCCGTCGTGATGATCGCGACCAGCGGCTGCAGGCGGGAGCCGGTGCCGGTCTCGACCGTCTCGACCAGGTCCGGTTTCTTGTGCACGTGCAGCTCGTCGATCACGGCGCCGTGCACATTCGCGCCGTGCATCAGGTCTGCGACCGAGGACACGACCTGGAAGAACGAGCCGGACTTCTTGTGGATGATCTTGTCGGCGAGAGCCTTGACGTGCTTGCCGACCGATGGGGACTTCTCGGCGATGGCCTTGATCGGGTCGAACGTCTTGCGGGCCTGGTCCTTGCCGGCCGCCAGGGCGTACACCTCGGCGCCGGTCTCACCGTCGGCGCAGGTCAGGTACATCGCCAGGCCGCCGGCCAGCGTGGTCTTGCCGTTGCGGCGGGGGATGTCGACGTACAGGGTGGACGCGATCCGCACCCATTGCCCGGCGCGTGTGCTGCGCACCCAGCCGAACACTGGGGCGATGACGTAGGCGACCTGCCACGGGTCGGGCACCAGCGGCTTGCCGGCGAACTGCGAGCCCTTGGTGTGCCGCAGGTGCTTCATCGCCGCGAGGACCTTGTCGACGCGGGCCGGATCGAACCGGGCGCCGCGCAGGGTCCGGGGCTCGGGCGTCTTCCACCGCGGCGGGCACTCTGGCAGCGGGATGCCGCGCGACACCAGGTACCAGGCGACCTCGGGGGACAGCTTCAGCCGGTCGAGCACGGCCCGCGGTGGCACCAGAGCGGTGGGGACCTCAGCCGTAGGGGTTGCTCTGGTCCGCGTCATCGTCAGGCCTCCGTCCGACCTTCCCCTCAGCTGCGGGGGTCAGCCCGAACTCGGAGCACCACGCCCGGAGCTCCTTGCTGGCGGCCTCGATGACGGCGACGGCAGGGTGCCGGACGCGGCCCTGGCTGTTGTCGTGCAGCAGCCCTTCGTCCTTGACCATCTTGGAGGCGGCGACCAGGCGGTCCCAGGTCAGCACGTACGCGGTGAGGGAGGCCCGGTCGACCGGCTTGACCAGGTCGAGCCGGGACAGTTCGGGGACCACCCGGGCCCACTCGGCAGCGGCCTCGGGCGGCAGCCACTCGGGCGGGGTCGGGGGGAGGCGCTTGAAGGCGGGCGGCTCGGCGACGGGTCGGCCGCCGGAGTCCCGGCCGTTGCCGCGGCCCTCGATGATGCGCAGGGTCGGCGGCTTCGGGGTGCGTCCGGCGTTCGCGGCGGCTGCCACCTGGCTACCCCCTGACGGCGGTGACGTGGACGTAGGCGCCGTCCGGGACCGGCAGGGCGCCGAGCGAGATCCGCACGGTGACGGCCGAGCGTGTGATCTCGGTGATCTGCCCGATGCCGGTGGCACCCGGCAGCAGGTCGGGCAGGGCCACCAGGGTGGCGGTGGCGGCGAAGTCGCCGTCGGGCATCGGGGTGAGCAGCGGCACGGTCACGGCTACGGTTCCCTTGAGGCCGGCCAGGGCGAGGCGTCCGCCGGTCGACAGGGGCCGCGCCTCGAGAGCGGCC